AGTTCCATACAAAGCGAGCAGACCCAGCTATCTGATTCAATCGAGTTAATTGATCTTTTGATGGATATAGTCTAAACTTGTATTTAAGGTTTTGCATATAAGTATTTATGACAGAGTAGAAATAAGTAAAAATTATTCGCTGTGTATCCATGCCCCAAAGGACATGGTTTTATGGCTAATTGCGCCTAGAACCTGGCGCTAGATAAATTCACCCCGATCTTGAAACGAATAAAATATTATATCATCTGCATCGAGTCGATGCAAATTATTGAGTAAAATTGCAACGTTTGCACCACCAGCAATGTATTCCGCAATTAATTCTTGAATTGTTTCTGCGGCGGAGCTAGGATCTTCTGTTCCCATCGGAGATTCATTAAGATCACTCATCATACTCGTGATCATCTTGCTCGTCACCCACATATTCCTTATATGCACGACCCATAACTGAATCTACTGCACTTAATTCTTTGACGTCCTGATCACTCAACGAATCAACCATCACTGACATTAGATTGTCAGCAGCTTCTTGTCTATCCTTTTGCGGAATATACTGCTTCAAGATAGTGTAAGCGTCAATAAGCGTTTCTATATCCATGTTTATTCCCTTTCAATGTTAGTTAAGTATTTTCGGTATTCAGCTTCCAATGCTACTTCTAGTTCCTCATGAGCATTTAGCCCATGATATGCTAGAAGTCCAGATTCTACTTCTACTGAGATTGTTGTTGTAATAGTTTTGCACCATTCCTCGTATGTTAATTTACTCATCTACTTCCTCCTGAGGGACGATTTCGTTATTGGGATCAAATGACGGGACTGGAACCTTTTTATCAAATTCAGTCATAACCAAATCAAAAATTCCACCTACATTTTTATTCCATTCCTTACGGAAATATTTATGTACTACGCCATCAAGGTCAACATACGTATAACGATTGCCTTCCTTAGAAATTAACTTTCTTTCCTCAAGTAACTCAAATAAACCACTGTATGGGCTCATTCCTGTATCATACGGAATATGTACCTGGATATCTTCAAATGGCTTGGCATAACGAGTTTTCATAATTTTACATCCAGCACGGATACCATTTACCGTAGTAGTTTTATTGCCGGCTTCATCTTCCTTCAATTTCATCTTCTTCATCGCAACTACAATTGAACTTGCATATACAAAACCTTGACCACCACTAACTACAGGGTCAGGATTGTAAGGGTCCTGCGAGGAGTAGGAATGATTAGTAGCTACTAACCCCATACCCAGATTACCAAACATGTTAACGCAATTACGAACTAACGCAGTAAGTGCCTTAGGTTTGCGCCCCATATCTCCCTTCATTTCCCCAGCTTCAAATTGATTAACATCAGTTGGTGTCAACAACATACCAAGCGAATCTATCACAAATAAAACCTTTGGTCTGGTTTCTACTGGCACCATTTTATATTCTTTTACAAATTCTGATATAGTCTTAGCTACATCGTCAATCATACATAATGATAACTTCAATAATTTATCTTCTGACGTGTCAACGCCCAATGCAGTCAACCAAGACTCATCAAGTGCATTTTCTGTATCAATCAAAATAACAAAGATTCCTTGTTCTTGTGCATTTTTAATTACATTGCCTGAACAAATATAACTTTTGCCTGCACCTGATTCACCGGCAAATACGGTCACCTTACCTAGTGGTATTCCTTTATTGAAATCACTTGAGATTAAATAATTTAATGCATAATTACCTGTACTAATCCAATCTGTTGGGTCGTTAAACCCTACACCAAGTCCATCAATAGCCTTAGTGATACTTTTTCTGAACTTACTAATGTCAAATGGTTTTCCCATTATTATTTCCTTTATGAAGATATACGCCGAGCCTAAACCCGGCGTATCATGTGACTTACCTTAGGATGCAGTTTTTTGACGGTTCCGAATCATGGCCAAAATATCTTCGGCCCGACTTCCACCAGCTGCTGGAGCGGCAACTGTTTTTTCTGGAGTTTCGTTAGATTCTGTACTAGAATCATCATCTTCCGCAACTGGTGCTGGTGCTGCCTTTGCAACTGGTTTAGCAACTGGCGTCGCTACAGTTTTTGGTGCAGCCAAAGTAGTATCTTCGTTCTTTGGAGAATAACCGGCTGGTTTGAAATACTTACCCCAACGTTCAGTATCATATGCTTCGCCATCAACTGATGCATGGAACATATCTACCATAATAGCTAGTTCTTCATCTGTTGGCATCTTAGGCAATGCATCAGCCAAATTACCCAAACCATATTGGTCAATAGCAGCAACTTCATCTTCAGTCAGTGCAGTCTCTTTGCGAGCCCACTTGCTAGTACTGTAATCTGCATATTTACCTTTAGTTGTTTTGATTACGTTAAAGTCAATACCATTTTGGTAATCTGTTGGTAAATTTTCCAATTCTGGATCCATCAATGCTGATTTAACCAATGAGAAAATTTGATTGCTCATTAAAAATCGACGAATAGGGCTTTCTGGTGCATTTTCTTCTTTCATTGGGTTTTCACGAACAAACCCTTGGAAAATGTAAGTACGTTTCTTCCAATATTTACTTGCTTGCTCTTCCATACCCGGAATTTTATACCATTGGCGTACTTCTGCTAAAATTGGGCATTTATTTTCAAAGCCTGGATACATTTCGATACATGGTACTTGAACAAGTACTGGCTTACTTGCTGAATCGCCTTTGATTCCAGCAAATTCAAGTTTGATCATCGCTTTTTCTACCCAGAAATAATCATTTTTTGGGTTAGCATCTGGTAGGAAACGAAGACGTGCAGTTTGCCCTTCTTCAATGTTCCAGTGTGGGTATGTAGGACCCGATTCGAAATTGTTTGTTTTAGAGTTTAGTTTTGTTTCTTGCTTTTGTAGACGTGCGCGGATTTCTGCTAATGTTGCCATAATGTAATGCTCCTTAATTATTGAGTTGGTCTCTGTGTACTGCTCCTAGATATAGTTACTACATCTAGTAATAACTATAACAAATGTATTTAGCCTATCGCAACTTATTTGGCGTTAGAAATCATTAATTTATTAATATATTTTAATCAAAAGAAAGGAGCATATTTCTACGCTCCCTAATCTTCCCATCTCACGAGAAATCGTATTACTTAATTTCGCCCATCATTTTCTTATAATAATTGTACGATTCATCCAATGCTTCTTTGTCAGCCTTTAATTTTTTGGCACCTTTATCTTCAGCTTTTTTGTCAGCTTTTTCAAAGTTCCATTTTTTACCTTTATCAGCGTCGGCTTGAGTCTTTTTATCTTTGCCTTTTTCTTTATCGGCAATAGCGACATCTGGATCTTCATCTTCGTCGTCATAAGATTCTTTTACTTCTTCTGTACGCTTCTTTTTGTTTGCCATTGGATTATCAGCTTTTTCTTCATCCCGCTTTTTCTCGTCAACCTCTTCAGCTTCAGCAATAATATCAGAATATTTACGGAAGAAATCGGCGGCAGACTCTTTTACGTTGGCTTTCAAGTTTGAAAAAGGCTTTTTAGATTTTTTGATTTGGGCGTCAACTTTAGCTTCTTTATCAGCTTTGGCTTGCTCTATTTTGGTTTCAGTTGAGTCATACTCACCGTCATTATCTTTTGCTTCAAATAACTGGTTTGTTTTGCGGAAAAAATCTGATGCTGATGTCATGGTGATACTCCTTATTTAATGTATTTATACTTATTTTGATAATCCAGCTAACCGACGCATCTCACTTACTGCATCTGGCTGTTGTTCTGGTTCACTATCTTGCTCAGAAGGTACTTCTGGCTGTGCTGGTACTGCTTCTGGCTCTGCGGTTGGCTCTGGAGCTGCCTGGGCATCATTCCCCTGCAATGTCTGGTCAAACTGTTCAAAATCTCTAGGAGTTAAGTTATCTTTTAACCAGTCATAAATTACTGGTCTAACATCTGTATCTGGCGATGCTTGTGATGCTGTATAAAACCTATTTGATAAATCATCTGAGCTCACATTACGCAATACATCTTGGAACACACCGTCTGCGTTCATTCCATCTGCCCCTGCCAAGATTTCAGTTTGCATTAGTTTCTTCAAAGCTACAAAATCAATAGGATGGTCATGCCCCATTACTTCCGAAATACCAGTACTTTCAACTTCATTTAGATAATCTTCAAAATCATCCAATGGTCGGTTAACTGATTTTTGTGCTCTAGCAACATATGGCAAAGCTCCTTCTAATTTTGGATTAAAACTCTTTACCATAAACTTTTCCTTTAACGCATCTAGGTTTTCAGTATCTAACTCTGATTCTGGTGTCCAACTCTCTTTATATTGAGAATATCCTCGGGCACCTGTTAATCTATGCAGAACGCTTCTAATATGAGCATGACGTTCTTTAGCTGCTGATACTAATTGTGCTGCCTCATCATCCTCAAATACCTTATTACTTGTACCGCGTATAAATTTGCCCATTTCATTTAATTCTTTGACCATATCAATAACATGACTACCAAAAGGATCATAAACATGCCCACCAGCATCAACATGCCTGGCCAATGCACGTGAACCAC